TTTATTATCGATATTGATTTTTGTTCGAATGACATCGCCAGGTCTTCAATGATTACCGGTTTCGATTTGCTTGTCGTTGTAAATGGATTGACCAGGTTGCGACAAGATGACCGCAGCATTTCAAAGAAGACGTCGCCTTGATTGTTTACTTCGACCAAGGTAACCGCTTGATATTGGCGAATCACTTCGGCAACCTTGTCGATTATCTTTGACCATTCGTCGTGACGCCACCTTTGAACGTGAATCATTTGTCCTTTGTCATTCAGTATTGTCAAGACGGTGTAATCGTCCGCGCGTCCGATATCAAGTCCGGCATAGTTGCGATTTGTCTTGTTCGCCGTTCCGATGCAATCCTTGACATTCCGAAACAAGCCGGAAGCGTTGTCAAGGAATTCCGCCATGTATTCTTGACGAAAGATGTGATCCGGCAATGATCGCTTGCGCTCGTCCAATTCCCTGGCGTCAATCATTGGATTGTCGTACGACGTATAATGGATGTAACGATATCGCTCGTCATAATTCGGCTGCATGCACAATCGGTGAAAATGATTCTTTCCCTTCGGCGTTGATATGAAGATAATCTTTTTTCCCTTTACCATTACGGTTGCCGACAATACTTCGTCCCAAAGTTCCGGACGAGTGAACGCCATTTCATCGATGACCATGTAATCGAATGTATTTCCGCGAATGTTGTCCGGCCGTTCACCGGAAAAGAATTCAATCGACGAACCGAACCCGGTGATTCTCAAATCGGACTTATTGAATTCAAACAATCCGGACTTCGCCACCGCCTTTTCCAATTCGGCGAATACTTTTTTCCCTTGCTTATATACCGGCGTGATCCATGCGATTTTGCAACCAGGATCGTTGATTGACCAATACAATAATTGGTTGATGCCAAGCAAAGTTTTTCCGAACTGGCGTCCGATGTTCAAAGCGAAATATTTTTCCGTTCCGGAATTAATGGCCGAATGAATTGCGCGTTGGTTGTCGTGCGGTTTATAACCTTTGATTAACGTCATTCAAAGTCGAACTTGTCAACCGTTCGCGTTTCGATTTGTTGGCGGTCGTGCATGCCAAGGCGGTTCTTTGCGTAGAATATTCCTTTGCCTTCATTGGCGACGATGTCGGATGCAAGTCCTTTAAAAAGGTCGTCTATCTTTTTTATAGTTTCCGATTTTAGTTTGTCATCACAATTTAACCATTCATACCAAGTCGAAGGAACGATTCCTTTTTCCTTTCTAATGATTGGAATCCAAATTCTTAAAAAATAATCAATAGTTGGTATATGTCTATCCATTACCATAATGATTTCACCTTTGTTTGAAAGCGTTTCTTTTTTATGCGACGAACATTCCTCGATATATTCAATCGACCAAAGTTCAAGATTCTTAATATATTCGTTACTATATGCCATATTAAAATAATTTTCCAATCGAACCAAGTTCATCAATGACATCCTTATTGTTGTCGTAATGAATTTCGATATTAAGTTCTTTTATCTTTTCAATCTTTGCTTTGTTGCTGCCGGTTGCGATAATGTGATTAGCGCTTATTCCTTCGAACTTTATTCCGGAATCACTTCGGCGCGCCGTAATAATATAAACGTCGAATCCTTTATCAAGATAAGATTGAATCAATTCTTTTCCTTTCCTGGTTGATCCAGTTCCGTCCCAATCAAATGAAATTTTTGGCATAGCTTTACATTTATTATATTATCTTGTTCGTAAATTCAACAATTTATCTTTTATATTATCAGCAATGTCAAGGTCTTCAAGTCTTATTGACGTTCGAATAAAAGGATGACGAATGTTCGAATAAAACGATGTTCGTTTGATTGAAATATTATTTTCGCCGTCGGTATCAAAAGAATCCAACTTTGCCGGTTTCGATAATAACAAGCGTTTAACAATCTTCGCTTGCTTTGTGACGTGCGAAAACAAGAAACCGTCGATTCCTTTGCGAAGCGCCGAATCCGGAATTGTCCTGGCGTATTTTGTTTTGAATGCCATGTCAATATTCGTTCGCGCCTTCGCTGAATACTGGATCATTTGCCCGGTCGCCAAATTATAAAAGAATCCATTCTCGTAATCAACCCAATCAAAGTTTCGATTGACGATGCAATTGAAAGCTTCTTCAATGCGATCCGAAGCCGAATAACAATCAACCGCTTGCAAAAGAAAAACCTTTGAATTCGGATCGGCGTGTTCACCGATATCCTTCCATTTCTTCGGAAGTGAAATCCATTCTTTATATTCAAGATACTTGATTGATTCGCAACCGGCATCCTTCAAGCGTTCCGCATATTGTGCAATAAAATCGATTCCCAATTGTTGCGAATGTATTTCTTCGGCGACGATCAATTCCCAGTTGATTGATGTCTTTTGATTGCATAATGATTCGAACGCCAGGAAAGCAATCTTATCGGCCTTATATACCGGCATCGCAATTGTTGCTTCAATCATTGTTCAAGAATGTTTCGATGTCTTCGCGTGTCGTTGTCCTTGTTGCCTTGAATCCTTTTTCCTTCGCTTCGGTTCGCAGCTCGTTGAATGTCTTTTGTTTGACGCCGATAAAATGAAGCGTTGGTTTTTCATTTGTTGGTTTGACATCCGTCTTTTGAATAAGCGCCGGAAGGTCACCGCGCAACAATTCATAATTCAAGCGATCCATTGCAATCCGAACGCATGTTCCGCATTGCTTATTTAAAACGCCATAACCAAGATCAAGAATTATTTTTGACAATTCATTTTTCAATTCCATGTTCAAGCTAAATGAACGCGTCTTTGAAAATTGATTCGCCTGGTAAAGAAGGTTGTCACTTACTTTCATAAATCAAAATTAAGTCGGACAATAAATAAGAAACGAACGCGAATGGAATCATTCGAAAATCAACGCATGAATAAATTGCCACCGCCGTCCAAAAAGAAAGACAAGATAAACAATTGAACGGTTTAATGTTCGGCAGCTGGAACGATGTCAATGCTCTCGCAATCGCAACCGCAATAATTATGTAAATCATATTTGAATTTTTTAATTGTTTTGTGAATTGTGTCAAGACAAATTCCGGTGTTGTCGCGAATCTCTCGATAAGTCATTCCGTAAAGGTGCATTTTTGTAACTTCCTTAATGAACAAATCTTGATCATCCTTCGGTCTTGTCATTAAAAATTTATTAATTAAGTTTTGATATTTGTTCGGAACATCTTCGGAATCGTCTTGGATAATTTCGCCAAGTTCATTTGAAGGAAATCGCATTTCTTTATTGAATGCCGATTCTTTCCAATTCCATTGATTCCAAGCGAACCGAGCGAACATCTTTGGTAAGACATTCGCTTCAAGTTCATATTTGTGCAGCAAGATAAACACATGAGAAACAAGATCGCGATGCAATTCGTGATTATTAGTTAATTTCTTTGCAATTAAATAAGCGTCTTTTTCCCAAAACATTCTGCTAATTTATAAAAAATTCGAACCATTTAACAAAAAAGATTTGTCCGACTGGTTTATTATTTAAAAATCGATGCATCATTGCATAAGAAACGCCAATGTCTTCGGCCAAATGTTTCATCTTATATCGCTTGGAAATTTTATCTTTTGTCATCTTCAACATGAAGTCAACCAAGGTTTCATTATTAGAAAGGTAGATCGTCATTGATTTCATGAAGCGGTTCGATTTTAGTTGATTGATCAATCTTTATATTCCAACCTTCCAGGCGCGTGAAATATTTTCCGTTCCATTCACGTCCGCGGATATTGAATCCGATTTGAACCAAGTCGCCAAGCTTACATTCATCAAGCAAAGAACATTTGTCTTGACTAAATTCCAACATCACTTGTTGTGGATATTTGTCATCGGTTTCAATTACGATTTCGCGCTTTGCGAATTTTTCGGTGATTTGTGTTGTTTCGGTGACAACCACCACTTTTCCTTCAATAGTGTAATTCATTTTTTATTTTTAAAATAATCGTGCAACCCAAAGCCGAGCGCAAGCCAACCGACAACCATTGCCGGCATCATTAAAATCACATAGATAATGTTCATAATTTTAAATTTAATTGATTAATATATTGAGCGTAATATTCATTTGCAAAGATTAATTTTTCACGAATTAATTCTTCTTTTTCAAGGTCACGTTCATAAATTACCGAAGTGATTCGCTTTTCAGGTGCAATGTGATCAACGCGATGCAAGTCGATTTGTTCCCATTGCGACAAGAATTCATCTTTCGTTGTGACCAAGCAAAAAACAAGTTCAAAGATTTCGCGATCGTATAGCATCAAGTACGCGCGACCTTGCCATTCATAATCGTTGTCGTGAGCTTCGCCAGGTGTTGCCGGCCACGTTTCAAGATTCCAAGATGTTTTGATATCGATTACACGGTCATCAATCAATATGTCACATTCACCGGTCAAATATCCGTCCGCAATCCGAATTTCGTTCTTTTTATAGTTAGTGAACCGAACGGCATTCAACAAGTCAATTGAATCTTGTTCTTGATACTTTCCCTTGTTGATATACTTGTTGTCAAGTTCAACCCGGTAACCGAAATAATCTTGCTTTGCAACCTGGCGAATGTAAGTTTTCGCACCTTGACTTAAATTCTCGCTTTTCGTTTTCGGCGATGTCATTAGTTTCCCCAATGAAGACGGATGCCATTTCATAACATTATCGCTTTAAGTTGTAAGTCCGTCAATGAATAAGTTGACTTCAATTGTTCAACGGTAAATTCATTTTTTGATATTGCAAGCAAAGCTTTTTCGAATCGGTCATTTGTGATTGCCGGTTTTCCTTTGGGCGCTGCTGCTGCCGTTTGTCCGTCGTCGTCAATAGATTGCAAGGCCAACATCGATTGA